AGAAGCGTTTTGGGTTCTTGAAAGAGAGAACGTCGCTCAAATACCAAAGGAAATCTGGACATTTAATCCGACTCGATTCGAGCCGGCGATTGATGAAAAAAATAAATGGCTGCTTGGCTGGAAATATAGGGGTCTTACGGAAGACACGTTCCCTCTCAGTCAGATAATCCAATTCAAACTTTATAATCCTTATAATGATTTGCGCGGTCTTTCTCCACTTGAAGCGGGCAAGCTTAGTCTGGAGACTGATTATCATGCTTCCACATATAATAAAATGTTCTTCGAGCAAGGAGCGGTAACAAGTCTGAATATTACTGTTCCTGAAGAACTCACTGATGAAGCGTACAATAGGATGCTCAAGCAGTTCGAAGATCGTCATATGAGTGCTAAAAAAGCTCACAGAATAGTTATCGCTGAGGGTGGCGCTACGATTACGGAAGGGAGAATGGGGCAGAGAGACATCGAATTCATAAAAGGGAAGAAGCTCTCTCGAACGGAGATTTTTGCAGCTTATGGTGTTAATGAAATTATACTTGGTATATTTGAGTCAGTAAAAAGTTTTGAGGGAACGAAAGCTGCTCATAAGACGTTCTGGGAGGAAACTCTTGAGCCTCTTGCTAAATATGTGGAAGGAGTGTTGTGGTCGAAGTTCTTTGCGAAAATTGGAGTGAGGAGGGGCAAAGGAAGGATATGGGGAGAGTTTGATCTTGCCAACGTGCCTTCCCTTCAGGAGAATTATGCAGATAAAATTGTTACTGCTCATAAGATGTGGCAAATGGGCTGGCCTATTAACATGATCAGCAAAAGACTCGGTCTTGGCATGCCTGATGTTCCTTGGGGTAACGAAGCATTCGTTCCAGGAGGATATACAACGATCTCTGCTTTGATTACTGCATCAGGCACTCAAAATATTGCTCCGGGCAAAGATAAGCCTGATAAGAAAGGAGGAGATGGTGATATTTTGGAGTTTCTCCCTAAGCAACAAATCGAGCATAAACCTTTCCAGGCTTACAAGCAGCCCCTTGAAAGGGAATATAAAACGAAAGTGAAGGCATTTCTTTTTAACCAGCGCAAAGAAGCTCTCGAAGCGGTATATGGAGGTCGTGGTGTAGGGAGAGATGGCAAAATTTATGAGAAACTTCAAAAGGAGTTGCAAGAGGTTTATACTTCTGCAATATTTAAAGGACAATTCTCTGTTAGGGAAGAATCAGGTATGTCTGCCGAGCTTCCTTTTGGCACTGATAATGAAATGGTAAACAGATTTGTTGATACAAAAGCATCTTTTGTAGTGAGCAATTTTAAGGCTTTAATTGATAATTTAATTGATGCTTTTGAGGAATTTAGAAGCAAAAATGGCGATAATAAGGAGATTTTTGCGGATAAATTGAGAGAAATTTATAACTATTTAACTCAGAAAAGCCATCTGGTGACGGTGAACGAAATTGAAGCTGCTTTCTCCTTTGGAAGAAACATTGAAATGCAATCATTCGCAAAGGAGATAGAAAGTGCGTTGATGGCTGAGAAAAATAAGGAAGGGGAGGGAATCGAAGATGTCTAAAATAATAAAATATTTCAAAGGTGAAGTAAGGAACATTGATCCTAATAGTTTCACTGCAGAAGTTGTCATTTCTAACGAGACTATTGATCGTTATCGGGAAAGAATTCTTGTTTCCGCTTTTAGGAAGACGATCCCAGAGTTTATGAAACATCCTGTTCTGTTGTCGTCTCATGCGTATCGTGGACTGATGAATCAAATCGGAGAATTTGAAAGTTTAAAGATAAGTCATAAAAACAAGGAAGTTAGTGCGAGGCCGAAATGGTATGTTGGTGAAGGTAACCCAGAGGCAGATTGGGGTTGGAAGCTTGCAGAAAAAGGAAAGGCTGCTTTTAGCGTAGGCTTTATTTCAAGAGAATCTGTTCGTCACGAGTCAGAAGAGGAAATAGAGAAGAATGAAGGGAGCGAGCGTGATTACATGGAAATAGACCTGCTCGAAGTGAGCCAGGTGCTTGTTCCTGCAAATCCAGCGGCTTTGCAGAAGAGTTTTAACGAGGAAGAGGATCCTTTCCTGAAAGAATATTATGAGGAGATTCTAAAGATTGCTTCTGATATTTTTGAAACAAAGAAGCAAGAGGGGCAAAGGGAAGAAGGTTCCCCTGAAGAGATTATCGAGCAGAAAAAGTGGGAAGAAACAGAAAACGAAATTAGGCATCGTGTGAAGGATCCAGGATTGTTCTCAAAGTTCAGATATATTTCAATCAAGAAAGATAAACCGAGAGTGTTTGCTGTCCTTGGAAAATGGAAAAATCCTCCGACTGAAGGTTCTGCGTGGGCTATTCAAGCACTTCGCTTTCCGAAAGTGGATGGTTGGACAATGTCTTCTGCGAAAGAGTGGGTGAGCAAACATCCTGATGTCGTGAAGGATATCATATGGGAGGAGAGTTTCTTCTCATTTGAGGTTTTTGAGGAATTTGACTCCTTTGAGGAGCTTGATCAAAAAGTTTTTGATTATGAAATTGAAAAGGGATTAAGCGAAGATGTGGAAACTTTGAAGGAATTTTATAATACTCTCGAAGGAGAAGTGAAGGAGCTTAGGAAAGAGGTTGCTTCTTTAAGGGAAATAGTTCTTTCTTTGAAGAAGGAAGAAGTTCCCGATGTTGTACCTATTGGGGACGTTGTAGGGGAAGATAAATTGAAGGAAATGGAAGATGTTCTGAGGCAGTCACTTGGTATGCAAACAACAGAAGAGGAAGAAGCGGAAATCGTTCTCCATGCACAAGGCATCTTCGATGATATGCACAAGGATATGAGAAAAATATTCTCAGTTCAGCCGAAGGGCAATGAACAATGAGAATATGGGGATATAGTGGTTAACATTTTTAATTTTTAAGGAGGTTAAATATGCTTATTGAGCAGGTAAAAGCTTTGCTTGAAAAATTCAAGCAGGACGTGATCGAACAGTACGGTGGAATGAATGAAGGCTTGCGCCAGGATTTCGCAAAGCTTGATGCCCGTATCAAAGAGCTGGAAGGAATTGTGACTCCTCGTAAAGTATCTTTGCCTGGAGTAGATTTAGAGAAAGAGAAGTTCTCGTTTTTTAGGGCAGTTTGGGCCATTCGCTTCAACGACTGGTCAGAGGCGGGCTTCGAAAAAGAAGTCTTTGAGCAGACGAAAAAGAGAGCGATGGAAATGGGAACAGGCAGTCTTGGAGGCTACATTGTTCCTACAGAATATATTGCCCAGATCGTTGAACTTCTCAGAGCTGAAGCGGTTGTGATCCGTTCTGGAGCTACTGTTATGACAGGGCTTACAGGATCCCCCGTTCAGATTCCCAAGCAGACCGGTGGTGCCACTGGTTATTGGGTGGGAGAGAACATTTCTATTACAGCTTCCGACTTGGGTTTGGGACAGATCAATATGGTTCCAAAGAAGGTCGCTGCGATGGTAAAGCTCTCTAATACTCTGATCAAACTCGCAAATCCTTCTGCCGAGGCACTTGTAAGGAGCGATATCGCACAAACTCTCGCTCTGAAAATTGACCTCGCTGCTTTGAGGGGCACAGGTTCTGAGTATCAGCCCGCAGGGATTAACATTGCAACCGGTCTTAAAACCGTAGCAGTCGGGACAAATGGAGGAAATGCTTCATTTGATCATCTGATTGATATGGAATACGAGCTTGCAGTTGACAATGCTCTGAGGGGCACGCTGGGATATATTTTCCACCCGGCTATTCGTAGGAAACTCTTGAAACTGAAAGTAGCTCAGTTTTCGGGAGACGCTGCTGGTGCCTATATCATCGCTCCGATTTCGGAGACGCAGTTTAGGAACTGGCTTGGTTATCCGTATCAGATGACGACGCAGGTTCCGATTACTCTCACAAAGGGCTCAGGAACAGCCCTTACCGAGATTTATTTCGGAAACTGGGCAGATTTACTGATCGGACAGTGGGGAGGCATGGAGCTCATGGCTTCGAAGGAGACTTCTGACGCTTTCGAGAAAGATCAGACTTGGGTGAGAATTCTTCAGGAGCTTGATATTGCGACTCGTCATGGGCAGTCTTTCTGCTTGATTAATGACGCCGCATCGGCATAAGGGGAGGTGAGACTATGAACGAATTAGCAGGCGATGTCAAATGCGTACTTGGCCTTACTCCTCAGAATGTCTCCGGCTCAGGAGCTACTTATGGTCCAGCCATTGATCGTAAGGGGTACGGGGCTTGCGTTCTGAACTTCCTTACAGGAGCACTTGCTGGTACTCCAACGAATGTTCTGTACACTTTTGGTCTTGAAGAAAGTGCTACAGAAACAGGGACGTATGCTGCTGTGACACTCAGTGGAAATACGTTG